TGTAAGCAAAGAAGATGCAGAACCGAAAAAAACCCAATCAAAATCAAAAGCAAAAAAAGAATCAAGTAAAGACAGCTCAGACAAAGAGTAGTTATAATACTAAGTATGCTTTTGTAAATCTTTCTACACCTGATGTAACTTCAGAGTTAAAAGATTTAGATAGATTAAGAGAAGATTTTATTCCTTTCGGTAAAGACAATCTTTTTCCACAATACTTAGCAGAACTAAAAAGACAATCCTCTACTCATAGGTCTGTATTAGCACAGAAAACTACATTCACTACAGGTGGTGGTTTTTTGACTTCTAACGATGATTTAGCTGATTTTATACAAGATGTTAATGCTAATGGAGAAAGTTTAAAGGACTGCTTTAAAAAACTAGCTGATGACTATTATACTTATGGTAATGCTTTCTTAGAAGGTGTTGTGTATGATGGTGGTGTAAACTTTTATCATAAAGATGCTTCAACAGCTAGGATTTCTAAGAACAAAAAGCATGTTTACTTTAACTCTGATTGGACTAATTATAGAAAGAATAAAGATAAAACTCAAAGAATACCTGTTTACCCACAGATTTCTAATAGCAGATTTATCATACACTACAAAGACTATGAAAGTACATTTAACTTTTATGGTTTACCTGATTATGTAGCTGCTTTAGAACATATAGCAATAGACTATGAGATTGGTAAATTTAACCACACATCATTTAAGAATGGTTTCAGTCCTTCAGCTATCGTTACTGTTAACGGTGACTTTGGTGAAGCTGAAGCAGAAAAGTTTGTTGAAACTGCAAAAGATACACTAACAGGTAGTGGTAACAACTCAAAAATATTATTCCTTGTAAAGAATGGTGAAGATAGTAGAGGAACAGATGTTCAAATTATCTCAAACAAGGAAGATGGTGACTTCTTAGATTTACAGAAGTTGACCGACCAAAACATAATTACTGCTCACAGATGGCAACCCGCTTTGAGTGGTATCATATCATCGGGTAAGATGAACAATACGGGTAGCGAGATTAGAATAGCTTATGACTTAGCTATGAGTACAGTTATTAGAGATACCACGAATATACTATTAGAGCCTATTAAAAAGGTTTTAAGTTTAGAGATGGGTATAGATTCTGATGATTTAAAAGTAGCTTACGAGCCGCCAATATCATTCTTATCAGATATTGACCCTAAGCAAGTGTTGACTATCAACGAACAAAGAGCTATGCTTGATAAAGATTTACCTGAAATAGAAGATGGTGAGCTTCTTATATCTGATAGACAAACAATTAGAGTAGAACGACAAAACAATGACGTATAATGGGAAATGTAAGAAAATTTGATAAATTTGTAACAGCATCAGAAGTTATTTCCACTTCTTTTACTAATCAAGCAACAGATGTAGCTTTAATTAGTGACACTATAATTGAAATTGCTGAACTTGCACACATCAAACCCGAACTTGGATTAGACTTTTATGAGGAATTAAAGATTCAAAATGACAGTTCGGGAACTCTTAGTACAGATAATCAAGCACTTATGAACTTTTATCTTAAACCTGCTTTATGTTGGTTTGTTAGATTTGAAGTCATGAATGAAATACAATACAATACAACATCAGCAGGATTAGTTGTTAATGTTTCTGATTTTAGCACACCTGCTAATGTAGAGCAGTTTAATCAAATGAAAAGTGATACTTTTAGAAAAGCTAAAGTATTACTAGATGATATGATTGCTTACATTACTCACGAAGATCAAGTAAACAATTTTCCTTTATATGGAAAAGATGGTGATAGCTCAATGCCTTTAGAAGATAATGCAACTAAGTTAAACGGAATAATATTTTACTAATGGCAACAGACTTTCCAAAAAAAGGTGATGATAAAAAAATTTCTTTACGAAATAGTGAAGAAAAGCAGTTTGACTATGAGTTTGCTAAAAATTTAAAAGAGCAACAACCAAAGATATGGAAAGCAGGTGGAAACATAAGAGGTAATGATGCTTTTATGTTGTGGGGTAGAGCTAGAAAAGGTGAAGATACAGAAGCTATAAGAGAATGGATAAAAGAAAGAGAATCGTGGGCAAAAAGACATTTTAGAGATGGTCAAAAATTTAAAGGCGATACAGAGCCTAATCTTAGTAATGTGGCGGGTGTTGTCGCACAAATTAAATGGGGTGTTATCGGAAATCTTGGAGAACGAGGAATGAAAGATGTTATCCTTGAGTTAACTAAAAAATTAGAAGGCAGAAAGGATAATATGAAAAATAATATAGACCACGATCTACACATAGAGTTTAGTCAAGAAATGATGAAAGAGCTACACGAAAATGGTGAGCTTGAAATGACAACTGATGAAATGGGTGAGCCAATAGTTATCAAGTTTATGTATGATGCTGAAAAAACTGATGAACCTATGAATGTAACTCCAACAGTTAAAAAAGGTCTTGAAGCTAAGGTAGAAAAGCACAACGAAGATGTAAAAGACTTAAAAGTTGATTGGAATCCAAGAGTTACTTATGCTAAGTTGGAGAAAGTCTTTGATAGGGGTATCGGAGCTTATAGAACAAATAGACAATCTGTTAGACCAAATGTGAAGTCTGCCGAGCAGTGGGCGTATGCACGGACAAATTCTTTCCTTTTTGTGATGCGTAAAGGTAGATTTCAAGGCGGTCAACATGACACGGATTTATTACCTAAAGACCATCCTATGAAAAAAGCTATGGATGATGCAGATAACTCACAGCATGTGAGAAAAAACTCAAGATGTCCTGATGGTTACGAACATAAAATGCCTGATGGTTCTTGGATGTGTGGTAGAAGGCATGGTGGTGGTGGTTACGCATCAAATATGGATGAGGTTGTAAACTTCTTAAATATTATGAAAGAAGAAATGATAACTGAAATTAAATTAAATAAAAAAAATAAAAAATAATGGCAAGAGAAAATATAACAGACTTAACAGGTCAGATGAGAATGTTAGGTCATACTATTGGTGCTGACGTTGAGGTTTTTACAACAGCAGCTCAAACAGGTAAAGAATTTTATGCTGTTCATTTTCCTGTAGAAAGTGTAGTTGCTAGTATTACTGCTTCTGACTGTACAGGAGAAGCTGCATTACAAACTACTTTACCCGCAGGAACGACATTGTTTGTTGGAATTATAACAGCTATTACATTAACATCAGGTATTGGAATAGGATATTCAGTATAATATGGCTAGTAACGAACACAGTTCTTTAGAAAACGCACAGCTTCACGTTCCAAAAGACTTTAGCACAGCATCTGCTAATACTGTTCTTACTAAGAATGGTAGTAATGCTTTGACTTGGGCAGATGATAATCTTAGAAGGACACACTTTGTTAGAGTTAACGGTTTCTTTAGCAAAAGCAATACAAGTGAATATGCACCTACATTTTCAGGTAACTCTACTCACGTTTGGGATACAGTAGTAACTGATGCTACTGCTGATGCACAAGATGCTGTTGCACAAGCACAACTATATTGTCTTAGAGATGGATATATCAATGCCTTTGGTGGTGTTGTAGCTGCAACAAGCGGTAAAACTGTAAACTTTAAAATTTATAAAGGGACTCCCGTTGATGAAAGTTCAGCAGCTATTGACCTTACTCAACTAGGTAGTACAGCTAGTGAAGTTGGTGGTGGTAACACAACTACTGATGTTTTTTCGGCAAGTGGTTTAGGCAGCACTCAAACATTTTCAGCAGGAGATATTATTATTGTTACTATATCAGCAGGTGCAGCAGAATCTACAACAGCAAGGTTTAACTCTACTATAGAAGTAGTATATACAGAGTAATATGTTAGGATTTAATTATGCTTTAAAATTAGAATCAAAACCTTCGGGTGTCTTTCAGTGCACAGATATTACAGGACTTCAACTTTGGTTTAGAAGGCAGTCTTTTATAACTCACGATACAGGTGTAATATCAAAATGGGAGGATATTAGTGGCAACAATAATGATGCAACTCAATCAGATAATGCAAAAAAACCTAGATATAGTGGTGCTTTAACAGTTGATTTTGAGGGTCACAATACATTAACTTTAGGTTCTCAAATAAACTTGGGTGCTTTTACAATAATTATGGCAATAAACCCTGATGAAACACAAACTTTAACTAATGAAGCTCCTTTGGGAAAAGGTGGTAATGACCAAATTAAAATGTATAGAGGTGGAGCTAATAACAGAATAGCGTTAAAGGCTAATGGTGTTCAGTCTGATATAAACCCTATGGGAACAACATTCCCTACATCACAATTTTTACTTACTTGTGTTAGAGAAGCAGGTGGAAGATTTAGAGTAAGAATAAATAAATCAGAAGTAGGTGCTGTTGTAACAGATGTAACAGACCTTTTTGATATAACTCAAATTGGCAGTGGAGATATTACAACAACAGAGTTTAATGGTTCAATAAATGAAATTGCTGTTTGGGATAGAGAGATTAACGCAACAGACTTAACTAATGCAGAAAATAACATAAGCAGTAGAAACGGAATATAAAATGGCACGAGTATCAGCAGCACAAGAAATAGCACTTATGAAACAAAGAATGGACTCTATGGAGGATAAATTAGATAAGATGGATGATAAGTTAGATATGCTAACCAAAAATCTTCTTGACCCTGATAAAGGTGTTGTTTCTCGTGTAAATAAAAATACTTCTGCTAGAGTTGTTATGCAAAAAGCATTATGGGGATTGTGGACTATTGTAATTGGTTCATTAGTAGCATTTTTCTTTAGTAAAAATGGCTAAATGATACAAAAAGACTTTACAATAAGTATAGGTAACATAATATGGATTATAGGTATAATCTTTACTATGGGGATAGCATATAGTCAAATTGGTCAACTAGATGAAGATATACAAGTTTTAGAGCAAAGACTAGAAAAAAAGATTAAAATAATAAATGAGTGTGAAGATAAAATACACGAATTAGAAAAAGACATAGCAAAAATAAATACTTGTAAACATAGAAGATAATGGAACAGATACTACAACTAATAGAAGGTTATGGTTTGCCTTTAGTTTTACTTTTAGGAGCTTTGTATGCACTTTATCGTTTTCTTGTTTTTTCGCTTTATGAGGTAAAAAATCAATTTTCACGTCATCATGAAAGAGCAGCAGATAACATTGAGGAAATGAAAAAGAAAATAGATATTATATTAGAATTTATAAAACAAAAAAATAATGGATTGTAATTGTGAAAGCATAGATAAATGTGTAGGAACTGAAGAAGTTATAAATTGTAAAAAACTTGTTGAAACTGCTGAAACTGCTGAAACTGCTGAAACTGCTAAACATATAGGTCTTGATGTTTTCATAGAAGATATGGAGTCTTGCCATAAAGATGATTGCGAAAATTGTGATTGCTAATGAAACTGCTATGTTTAAGATATAATCTTTCCTTAGACAGCACTAATGGTATGTTGTTTTATGAGGGTGTTGCAGGTTATGACTTTCTTTGTTATACACTAGAAGATGAGTATAGAAAAGAAAAGATAAAAGGCGAAACAATGATACCTTATGGAGTTTACGAAATTAAGTATAGAAAAGAGGGTGGATTTCATCAAAGATATTCTAAAAGATTTGGCGATTTACATCGTGGTATGTTGCATATCACTAATGTTCCTAACTTTGAGCATATTCTCATACATTGCGGTAATACTGATGAACACACTAGCGGTTGCTTACTCGTTGGTGATTCGCAAGAAAACAACAACTTAGTTTCTGATGGATTTATAGGAAAATCTACACAAGCATACAAAAGACTTTACAAAATGATTGCCGATGAACTTGATTTAGGGCATAGAGTAATTATTGAATATAAACACATTAATTATTTAATGGAGATTTAACCCTTTCTAAAGGGTTCATAAAGGGTACTTTATACCCTATATAATAAAGATAAAGCTATAAATAAAGATAAAGATATGAGTATTTTAGGTAAAATTTTTAGTAGTGGAGCAAAAGACTTGGTAGATAGCGTTGGAAGTGCTATTGATAAGATACATACCTCAGCAGAAGAAAAAGAACTTATAAAATCAGAGATAAAGAAAAAAATATTAGACTATGATTACAACATACAAAAAGAAGTTACAAAACGTTGGGAAGCAGATATGCAAGGTAATTGGCTCACTAAATCCATCAGACCTCTTAGTTTGGGTTTTATGCTTGTTGTCCTTACTGTATTTACTCTCGTTGACTTTGGTTATGTTGACCTTGATATAAAAGACTCTTGGATTGACCTTTGGCAACTTTTAGCCATCACCGCATTTGGTGCATACTTTGGAGGAAGGTCATACGAAAAAGTTAAGAAAAAACTTTAGACTTACTTTTTTTTTACTATATTTGCATATACGTCTGTATGATGGATTAAAGTTTTGTTTTAGTTTGCAAGTGGGGTGCTTCTCGGCACTCCATTTGTTTTTTTGTATATTTTTCACTATACTTGCAAAAACATAGTCGAAATGAAACAATACAGGCCTAGACTAAGTCAAAAAGAATTTGAACTTATCCAACAACACAGAAACGGGGGTGGTGTAGGAATCATTGGCGATACTCACGAACCATTCTGCCACCCTAATTACAGAGATTTTTGTTACGAAGTATTTGATAGATTTGGTGTATCACAAATCGTACACATTGGAGATGAGGTTGATAACTCTGCTCTATCATATCACGAAAAGATGGCGGAAATGCCAAACGCTGAAAGCGAAGCTGAAACTGCTCAAAGAGCAATGGAGAAGTGGTATACTACCTTTCCTAATGTTAAGGTATGTGTAGGTAATCACTCTGCACTACCATTTAGACAGGCTACAACAGCCGGTATTCCTAAGAGATTCCTAAAGTCATACGAAGAAATATGGAATGCACCTAAAGGTTGGAAATGGGAACTACAATGGGAAATTGACAATGTTTTATATGAACACGGAACAGGAAGTAGTGGAGCAAGAGCAGCAGTAAACAGAGCAACTGCAAACAGACAATCTACGGTTATAGGGCATTGCCATTCCTTTGGTGGTGTCAACTATATGGCATCTCGTAACGATTTGATATTTGGAATGAATGTCGGTTGCGGTATTGATGTAGATGCTATGGCATTTAGCTATGGAAAGAACTTTCCTAAGAAACCTACTTTGGGTTGTGGTGTTGTTCTTGACGGTGGTAAGACTGCTTTATTCATTCCTATGGACTTAGGAAGTAAAATAATCCATACAAGTACACTCTAGTACAACAAACTTTTTTTACATTTTTATTAATTTTTTTTTGGTGGTTTCAATTTATTTACTAACTTTGCTGAAGTTATTAATTAAAACAAAACTATTATGTCACAAGAATTAAAAGTAGAAATGGTAAAAAAAGGCGATGTACTTTTTTATCTAGAAAGTAAAATATCATTATTTGAAACTTTATTATCTAACGATGAGAAGTCACAGGTTGAATTTATGGACAACAGAATTCTAAAAGAATGGTATGACGGTAGGATATGTGCAAAATTATCAGCACTAAGTACCTTAAAAGAATTAAGAACGCAAATCAATAACCTTAAATAAATATTACTATGTCAGAAATTAAAACAGAAACTAAGAAAGAAAGTTTACGCAGACTATTCAAAGATAATGGTCTAGTACAAGAAGATGTGTACAAAGATAAACGAGGGTTTGTTATTATCACACGAACAGGAATTGATAAAATTATCAGTAACAGAGGAATCAAAGTTTCTTATGAGCCAATAATTATGGAAAGAGATTGGGTTGTGCTTAGATGTGTTGCAGAGATGTCAGAGAATCAAAGCAGAGTAGAATCTTTTGGAGAATGTTCTAGCGAAAACACTGTTGGTCTTGCCGGTAAGTTTCCTGTGGCTATGGCGGAGAAACGTGCCAAGTCAAGAGCAGTATTAATGCTTACAGGATTCTATGAGCAAGGTGTATATGGTCAAGATGAAATGGCTGATTAATGGATTGGATAGATGAAATACTTGCTAGTGAACCTATCAGTAACGCACAGATAGCAGTTATTGAAGGTTTGCTAACAAGCGTTCCCTATGAACAAGAAGATATTAGAGATATAGAAAACGGTCTTTTACATTTAACATACGAAGAAGCGTATGAGTTAATCAATAAGTTAAAAGAAGATTACATACCAAAAGACCCTAGAGAACAATTTAATAAAATATTCAAATGAATTATTGGACAACTAAAGACGGAAATAAAATAGCAGTAGAAGATTTAGAGCATAAGCATCTATTAAATATTCTACATATGTTAAAAGCAAAAAATAATCTCTATGCCATGCGTATATCAAGACATGCTGCTTGTATAGACAAAAATAGAGAACAACTAAATTCAATTTTAGGAGAAGGTGCATACATTACTTGTGCTATACAAAGAGCTAAAGATGATTTAATAAGATGGGTACAAGAAAAGCGTTTTGAATATGAATGCGAAACAGGAATTGATTATGATAATAGACTATTAATGTAAAGATATGGCAATAAAAAAACATGCAATGACTAAAGAAGGTGCAATACTTTCAATCACAAGAAATCAGATAGGCAAACTTTCTGATGGCAAGAAGCCGATAGGAATATTAAAATCTTTCATAGATATGTATATGAAGGAGGATAATGACAGAATAAAAGAAACCTACAAAGTAGAGTTTGGAATAGAATTAGAAATAGTAAAAGAAAAATAATTATGACAAAGATAGCAACAAATGAATTTGAAAAATTCGTAAGAATTACAGGAATGACTAAACGTAGATTTAGTGAGGTAACAGGATTAAAAGGTACTAGCGTAACTAAATACCTAGAGAACCCTACAATGCTAAGGCTCAAGCACTTACAACTATTGGCTGATGCTGATGAGTTTAAGAAACAAGAGGTTGGCGATGTTGAACTTTTAAATATGATAAACTATGTTAAATAGTGTTGAGAGAAGGGAGGCTTTAAATAGGGCGGTATGCTCCATTTATGGTGTGAATGAGAATGAACTATTTAGCGTAAGCAGAAAGAGAGAAATAATAAGTGCAAGGCGAATGGTGTTGTATTTTCTTCGCAAACATTATGGCGAAACCTATATGAGCATAGCTAAAACATTTAGTATGAATCATGCAACTGTAATACATCATATAACACAAATGAAAAACTTTTTGGAGTTTGATAAGATGGAAGTTATAAACTACATAAAAGTTAGAGATTATGTGTTTGAGCAAAATAGTGAGGTAACACTATCAGAGGAGCTTGACCTCTTAAAAAAAGA